GCCGGAGAACGAGACGGGGCCATCTTCGAATCGGGTTTCTTTGCGGGCATGGGCGGAGCTCTCATCGTTACGTCCCTCCAAGGACCAAGGTTCACGGGCCGAGACACAATAGCACAGGGGGAAGACCAATGCCAGTTACAGTGAAGGTGCCTGCGTTCAACATTGACCCTCACCTTGCGAAGAAGTTCGAGGCGCGGATCGGGGAGATCATGTTGGCGGAGCGGCGGGGCGAGCGGGTGAAGACGGACGACCCGACGTACCGTCCGCCGAAGCTGCCGAGCGAGCGGATCGGGATACAGAAGGGTAGGCCTGACAACCCGACGGACCTGACGCTCTTGCGGATCCTGCGCACACGAGAGTGTACGATCACGGAGCTGTCCAAGCTGATGGGTTTGCAGCGGGACACGATACGCATGGCGCTGGACAGGTTGCTGAGCCGCAAGATGGTGGCCAAGCGGAAGGTGGACAAGGTGCATGTGTGGTGGGCGGTTGGTGAAGAGACGCAAGATGGTTGCGCGCCGCACGCATGAGGTCTATAAGAAGGTCGCGGAAGTTCGAGGGCTGAGATGAAGAAGAACCCTGTGTTCAAGAACGTGGCTGTGATCGAGGAAGACCACGAGCTTCTCCGCCTGTTGGCGGAGAAGGAGCAGAGGTCCATGGCTCGTCAGCTGTCGGTGATGATCCGAAGGGCTACTGAGGATCTTGCACTGGAGGGGCGGCAGTAGCCGCCCTTTTTCTTTTCTGCTGCCACGGCTTGCGCTTGTGGTACCCACGGACCTCGACGCTCGGGCTCTCTCGTGTGAGCCGGACGTACTGCAGGGCCAGATCGTAGGGCAGTCCAGTCATCTCGGCCACCTTGACGGCGACCTTCTTTGCCGGGTTCTTTGCCCGGGCGTGTCCCGCCCGGGTCTGGAGGATGTACTCGTTGACTGCGTTCCAGTCTACTTCGGTCCCAGCGTCAGCCATTCCCTTGCCCTTTCTCCCAGCACCTTGGCGCCGAGTTCGATCTTGTTGCGAAGTGCCTCGACGATCTTCTCGTCGATGCTGTTCTCGGTGATGAGATCAACGTAGGTGACGTTGTTGCGCTGGCCAATACGGTGCGCGCGATCCTCGCTCTGGATTCTGTGCTCGAGGTCGAAGCTGTTGGCGTAGTAGACCACGAGGTTGGCCTGCGTGAGGGTCAGGCCATAGCCGCCGGTCGACGGGTTGCCGACGAAGAACCGCAGCGGGTGGTTGGGGTTCTGGAAGTTGGCGACGATGCTGGCGCGCTCGTCGTCGGTGGTGTCCCCGTAGTAGGCAGCGGCCGAGCCCTCGCCGAAGGCTACGTTGAGGGCCGTGGTGATCTGCTGGATGTCGTGACGGAACCTGCTCCAGATCAGCGCCTTGCCCATGTGCTCCTCGAGGAGATCCTCGAGGGCGAAAATGCGGTTGGTCTTGAAGGTCAGAATCTCGCCATCGTCCGTCTTCAGGTGCCCGGACAGGATCTGCTGCAGCCGCAGCATCTGCGTGATCACCTGCTGCGTGGTGACCAGCCCGCCCTGTAGCAGGGCGATGCCGTCCCGGCGGATGCTCTCGTACATGCGCGCCTGCTCCTCGGTCATCTCGACGTAGCGTGCAGTGTACACCTTCTCGGGCAGGTCGAGGCAGTCACGCTTCAGGATCCGGAATCCGAATCGGTCGATGCGTTCCGTCAGCTCCTCGAGGTTGCGGTAGCCGACCACCTGATTGAAGGTGGTGCGCCCCATCTTCCTGCGGGCAAGCATCGCATAGCGCGCTTGGAACGAGTAGAAGGATTCGTAGCCCAAGGTCCCCGGTCCGAGGAACTCGTACTGCGAGTAGATGTCGAGGGGGTTCTTGGTCACGGGCGAGCCGGTGAGGATGCGGCGGTAGGCGAACCCTGCGGCGATCTTGGTCAGCGCCTTGGTGCGCTTGGCGCTGTGGTTCTTGATGGTGGTCGACTCGTCGATGGCGATGAGGCCACGCTTGCCGAAGACCTTGGCGAACCACTGCCCGGCCTGCTGCCCCTTCAGCGTAGAGAACGCCTCGACGTTCATGACGAAGATGGTCAGCCCATCGAAGGGCTTGTTGACCGAGCGCATCTCCTCGGCCTGCTTCTTGTTGGGGCTCGACACCCAGCGTATCACACGGTGATACACTTCGTCGGGCAGGTGCTCCGGGATCTCCTTGTTCACCCAGTTGCGGTACACCCCTTTCGGTGCGATGATCAGGGCGAAGTCGATGAGGCCGTCGAGCCTGAGCTGGGCCATGTTGTCGATCAACGACTTCGACTTCCCCGTCCCCATCTCCATGAGGAAGGCGAAGCGATCTCTCTTCCCAGCCAAGCCTATTGCGCGTCGCTGGTGCTCGTAGGGTTCAGTCTTGAAAATGTAGTTGACAGGCATCTGATTCCTCCTTTAGAGTCCAATTTACGGAAGACGCGCTTGTGTGTCAACCACAACCCTGAAGAGGATGTACTTATGAGTGACGAACTGTTCGAAGACTTCTTCATCGAAGCGGACGCGCTGACCTCGGTGAACACCGAGACGGCGAAGACGCTGTCGGAGATGGTGCGTAGGATGCGATCCTACGAGGACGAGATCAGCCGTGTTGAGAAGTACCTCAAGCAGCTGACCGAGAAGAAGCACAAGCTGGCCACGGACAACATCCCGACCCTGATGGACGAGATGGGCGTCGAGCGGCTGGACGTTGACGGCGTGACGGTGACCCGCAAGATGGTGGTGTCGGCGTCGATCCCTGTCGAGCGCAAGGAGGAGGCGTTCGAGTGGCTGCGTTCGAACCGGCTTGACGACATCATCAAGAACGATGTGGTCGTGACGTTCGGCAAGGGCGAGGACAATGTCGCAGGTCACTGCGTCGGGCTCCTCGAGCAGGAGGGGTTCGCGCCTGAGACCAAGACCTATGTCCACCCCTCCACACTGAAGGCGTTCGTCAAGGAGCGCATCCAGTCTGGCAAGCCCATCGACCTCGACATGTTCGGGGCGTTCGTGTCCAACATTGCTGAGATCAAGAGGAAGTCGTGATGGGAGCGATGAAGCAGATGCTACTCGAGCAGACGTACCGCAACTCGAAGAAGAAAGATCGAGAGGCGGACGCCTCGGCCAGACAGGACGATGTCGGATTCAAGGAAGCCCGTGAAACCAAGAAGGGGGAGAAGAGCAAATGAGCACTGCAGTTGCAAAGAAGCAGAACACCGAAGTGTCGACCGAGGTCCTCGACGACATCTTCGACCACGCAGGAGAGGGCGCGGCCTTCGACTCGAGCGAGATGCAGATCCCGTTCATCCGGGTGCTGCAGGCTCTGTCGCCGCAGCTCAACAAGAAGAAGCCCGAGTACATCGAGGGGGCGTCGCAGGGCGACCTCTTCAACACGGTGACTGGGCAGTACTGGGGCGGCGAGGATGGGATCACCGTCGTGCCCTGCTACCAGACCACGAAGTATCTCGAGTTCGTTCCTCGGGACATGGGCGGTGGGTTCAAGGGCGAGATCTCCTCGACCAACCCCGTGCTTCAGCAGACCAGTCGGCAAGGATCGAAGGAAATCCTGCCAAATGGCAACGAGCTGGTGAAGTCGGACCAGCACTTCTGCCTCGTGCTGGAAGCGGACGGCACGTTCCAGCCTGCGGTCATCGACATGAAGTCGACGCAGCTGAAGGTGTCTCGTCGGTGGAAGACGCAGATCGCCATGCAGAAGATCAAGCACCCGAAGACGGGGGCGATGGTCACGCCGCCGGTCTTCGGCACGATGTGGAAACTGACCACGACCGAAGAGTCCAATGACCAAGGTTCGTGGAACAACTACATCGTCGAGCGGATCGGCATGGTGGACAGCCGTGACATCCTGCTTGAGGCCAAGGCCTTCCGTGACTCGATCATGGCTGGCGAGGTGAAGGCTGCTCCGGAGGAGCACGTTCAGGCGAGGGACGAGGACATCCCGTTCTGATCTCGAGGGGGCGGTTAGCGCCGCCCCCACCTTCACGACGAACAGATGGGCATGGAATGACTGAGGCCAAGAGACTTCTGGCCGCATTCGAGGGATCGTCTGCGGCACACGGAAAGACAACCGTCGGCCGGGTTGGCCGCAACGGGAAGACGGAGGCCAAGAGCAAGGTCGAGCGAGAGCCGATGACCGAGGAGCTGGTGCAGGCCCACATCAACGGTGGGCAGGGCGTCGGTGCGATCCCGATCAACGCGGACAACATGTGCAAGTTCGGGGCGCTGGACATCGACACCTACGACTTGGACATCAAGGCGCTGAACAAGAGGGTTCACGACCTCAAGCTGCCGCTGATCCTGTGCCGCTCGAAGTCGGGCGGCGCACACCTGTTCCTGTTCCTCAAGGACTGGGAGCCTGCGGCTCTGGTTCGTGAGCACCTGACGGAGTTCTCTGTCGCTCTCGGCTACAGCGGCTGCGAGATCTTCCCGAAGCAGGACAAGATCTTGGTCGAGCGTGGCGACGTGGGCAACTTCATCAACATGCCCTACCACAACGCCGAGATGACCACGCGCTACGCCCTCGACGAGAACGGCGATGCGATGGAGCTGAGTGCGTTCCTCGACACGGTGGACAAGAAGCGCGTGTCGGCCGTGCAGCTGGACAAGATACAGTTCTCGGGGACGAGGACGTACTTCACGGACGGGCCCTACTGCTTGGAGGTGATCTCGAGCCAAGGTCCGGTGACCACATACCGGAACACCTTCCTGTTCAACGTCGGGATCTACTGCAGGATGAAGTGGCCCGACGACTGGAAGCGCCACCACGAGGAGTACAACCGGCTGCTGTGCTCGCCTGCTCTGGACGCCTCGGAGATCGTCGGCATTCAGAAGTCGCTGCTGAAGAACGAGAAGTACTTCTACCAGTGCAACCAGTGCCCACTCAAGGACTACTGCGACAAGAACATCTGCAAGACCAGACCCTTCGGGATCAACGACGGGTTCGAGGATACGGTCAAGGTCAGCGGTCTGACCATCATGCTGTCCGAACCTCGGCTCTACTTCATGGACGTGGACGGACACCGGATCGAGCTGTCGACGGAGCAGCTGCAGAACCAGAACCTGTGGGTGCGGGCCTGCATGGACCAGATGCAGCGGGCCCCGACGATGGTGAAGCCGCAGAAGTGGCAGCGCATGGTCAGCGAGCTGATGGAGAATGCGACGCTGCTCGAGGTGCCGGAGGAGCTGACAATCCACGGCCAGTTCAAGGAGCACCTGCGTGTCTACTGCACCAGCCGCATCCGTGCCACGGCGCCGGAGGAGATGGATCTGGGCAAGCCGTGGACCGACAACGGGGTGACGAAGTTCACGATGGCGGGGCTCATGCAGTTCCTGAAGAACCGGGGCTTCACCTCCTACACACGGGCGCAGGTCCAAGAGCAGCTGCGCAAGATCAACAACACCGAGAAGTGCGAAGGCCACCAGTGGATCAAGCGCCAGAACGGCAAGGCATCCACGATCCGTGTGTGGTGGGTACCGGCCTTCGAGATGGAAGAAGTCGAACTGGGAACGAAGGAGATATCGGATGACGTCCCATTCTGAGAGAAAGCTGGCGCGTGTCAGCGAGGTTGCCGACTGGCTCGGCGTGTCGAAGTCCACGATCTACAACTGGACCAAGGAGGGGATCTTCCCCCAGCCCATCATCATGGGCGGGAAGGACGCTGGCAAGAACTCGTCGTCCCGCTGGATCGTTGCGGAGATCGACGAGTGGCTGCGCACCCGGGAGCGGAGCCGTTTCAGTGGAGAGTGATTCGCTGCTCATCTTCGGTCCGCCGGGCACGGGCAAGACGCACACGCTGATCAACCACATGGAGCGCAGTCTCTCTGAGGGTGTGCATCCATCCCGTCTTGGCTTCACGTCCTACTCCCGGAAGGCCATCATCGAGGGGCGGGAGCGGGTGTGCGTCAAGTTCCTGATGGAGGAGAAGGACTTCCCCAACATGCGGACGCTGCACTCGTGGGCGTTCCGTGGGCTGGGGCTGTCGCCGAGCGACGTGATGTCGAGGTCGGACTACCGTCTGGTGGCGAACCACCTCGGCGTTGACTTCACCGCCATTGAGTACATCAACCCGGATGACGGCATCCTGCTGCCGACGCCAGACAGCACCGGGGCACGTTACCTGTTCTACATCGGCCGCGCGCGATACCGTAAGGTCAGCTTCGAGCAGGAGTACAACGAGGCCAAGGACTACGAGCTGAGCTTCTCCAAGATGCAGCAGATCAACAACACGCTGGAGGCGTACAAGGCACGGTTCAACAAGGTCGACTTCGTGGACATGATCGACCTGTACGTCCAGCACGGGGAGATCCCCAGCCTCGACCTGTTCATCGTGGACGAGGCGCAGGACCTGACGCCGCTGCAGTGGGACATGGTGCGCGCGATCCAGAAGCACTCGGAGCGGACCATCTTCGCGGGCGACGACGACCAGTGCATCCACACATGGACCGGGGCAAACGTCCAGCAGTTCCTCAACGCCAGCGAGAACAAGCTCGTCCTCGCTCAGTCCTACCGCTTGCCACGGACCGTGCTCGAGGAAGCGCAGCGTGTCTCCGCTCGCATCTCGAACAGGATGCCCAAGGACTTCCGGCCCCGGGGCGCAGAGGGGTCGGTCCACTACCACCTGAGCAAGCACACCCTCCCGCTGCACGAGGGTTCGATCACGATCATGGCGCGCGTCAACTCCTACGTCTCCGACTTCGCCAGCTGGCTGCAGCAGGAGGGGTACTTCTACTCGTGGAAGGGGAAGCCGTCCGTCTCGGAGAAGACGACGGCAGCGATGCGGGCGTGGACCAAACTGTCTCAAGATGGGACACTCAGCTACGCCGAGGTCAAGGCGCTGTACGAAGAGCTGCCCAAGGCCGGGGACAAGCGGGCGCTGAAGCGTGGGTCGAAGAAGCTGCTCGACGCGCTCGACCCGGAAGGACGGTACGGGTACGAGGACCTCGTGCTGACGGCCGGGCTCGAGGCGCCCAAGGACCAAGATGCGATGGCCGTGCTCGACCTTCCGTGGTCCTTGCAGCTGTACATCTCGGCGCTGCGTCGTCGAGGCGAGGACATCTACGCTCCGCCTCGCATAAAACTGTCCACGATCCACAGCATGAAGGGTGGTCAGGACGACATCTGCGTGCTTTACTTGGGTTCCACCCGGCGCTGCGTCGAGGAGAACCATCCCGACGACGAGCATCGCGTGTGGTACACTGGCATCACTCGGGCACGAGAGCAGTTGCACATCCTGCACACAGACAAGAGGTTTGGATACGAGCTATGAGGAGAGCAGAGGTCCTCGATACGGCGAAGCAGTACGTCACGCGAGACCGCGCGGCAGATCACGGAGACATGGAGAACAACTTCAAGACGATTGCGGATTACTGGTCCGTCCACCTTGGGCTTGAGATCAGCCCGGCGGACGTGGCCGTCATGATGGCGCTTCTCAAGCTGGCGCGCATCAAGAGCAACCCGAGGCACCAAGACAACTGGGTTGATGGCTGCGGGTACCTTGCCTGTGGTGGGGAGCTGGTTGATGCGGCAACCTGACCTGTTCGAGGACACGAAGATCGACTGGCAGATGCCGGTCGAGTTCCCGGACCTGACCGGGTACAAACAGATCGCCATCGACCTCGAGACCTACGACCCGAACCTGACCACGCTGGGGCCCGGCTGGGTCAGGGGCGACGGTTACATCGTTGGGGTGGCCGTGGCCGCAGGTGACTACTGCGGCTACTTCCCCATGCGCCACCAGAACGGGCACAACCTCGACCCAAAGATGGTGATGAAGTGGCTGCAGAAGCAGGTCGCCACGCCGCACATCGACAAGATCATGCACAACGCCACCTACGACGCGGGGTGGCTGCTCGCCGAGGGGGTTAACATCCAAGGGCGGATTGTTGACACCATGATCACCGGCGCCATCGTCGATGAGAACCGCATGTCCTACAGCCTGAACAACCTCGGGCGTGACTACATCGACATGCGCAAGGACGAGCGGCTGCTGAGGGCTGCGGCCAAGGAGTGGGGGTTCGATCCGAAGAGCGACATGTGGCGCCTGCCGCCCGGCTACGTCGGCGGGTACGCGGAGCAGGATGCGGTGATGACGCTCAAGCTGTGGGAGCGCCTGCGCATCGAGCTGGACAAGCAGGAGCTGTGGAACATCTGGGAGCTGGAGACCGCCCTGATTCCGCTGATGCTGAAGATGCGGCAGCGCGGGGTTCGGGTGGACCTCGACGGAGCGGACCGCGCCCAGACGTTCCTGCGCCAACGCACGGTCGAGTTGCGGGAGAAGCTGAAGGCCATGTCCGGGGTGGACGTGGACCCGTGGGCGGCTTCTTCTGTGGCCAATATGTTCACTGCGCTTAACCTTGACTACCCAAAGACAGAGGCAGGGGCGCCGTCGTTCACCAAGCAGTTCCTGATGGCGCATCCCCACGAGGCCTGTCAGACGCTGGTTCGCCTGCGAGAGTTCTCGAAGGCAGACGGCACCTTCATCGAGACGATCCAGCGTCACGCGCACAAGGGCCGGATCCACTGCGAGTTCCACCAGTTACGCAGCGACGACGGAGGAACGGTGACCGGGCGGTTCTCCTCGTCCAACCCAAACCTCCAGCAGATCCCGGCTCGAGACCCGGAGATCAAGGCGCTGATCCGTGGGCTCTTCATCCCGGAGGATGGCGAGCGGTGGGGGTCGTTCGACTACTCCTCGCAGGAGCCACGGCTGCTGGTGCATTTTGCCGCGAGCCTCGGTCCGTCGCTCAAGCACGACATGGTCGACGACATCGTCGCCGCCTACCACACGGGGAACGTGGACCTGCATCAAATGGTCGCAGACTTCGCGGGCCTCACCCGCA